TGGGACGGTTGCTGTTGATTAGCCTCGGCGGGATTAGAGGGGGTAAGGCTTGGGATTTTACGTTTGGGTAGGTGGTATACCCTTGCCAGATTATTTTGCGTAAAAAGGCGTGTGGTATTGTGGGGTCGTTTTCGGGTGTGGGTTAGGGCCATTACGGTTAGCGATCTAGGTGTTGATTGCCCCAAAGGCATCATCAACACTTAGATCATGTGGGGTAGATAGATGGTCGTAGACTGGTTCCGGGGTTTCAAGATAGAAGATATGAAGGCTTCTTTAAGCCTGAATATCCGTTTGATGACACTCTCTTAAGAGAGTGTCATCAACACATTAGGTTGTTATGTTGATTTTGCTGAAAGGTTAGGGGATGAAGAACGAACCTCAGAAGGTTACGGAGTCTCGGAATGGCAAAGAGTATGAAGAGCGAACTAAGCGCCGCCAGGCAGCGTTTCTTAAAGTCTTCTCCTCAGGAGCGAGTGTTAGAGAGGCAACGAAGGCGGCAGAGACGACGCGAAAGGCGATCTTTGGATGGATCAAGGACGATAGAAATGGCTTCGCCAAGCTTTATGACGAGGCTCAAGCGGATTTTAAGGATTCGTTGATTGAGCGGGCTATGGCTCGGATCTCGGAACAGAAGGCTTCGGACTCGCCGATCCTTTTGATCACGATGCTCAACGCATACATACCGGAAAAGTTCCGGCCCAGCGTCATCCCGACTGAGGAAGCGGCCAAGGAAACCATCACGGAACTCCGCAATCTCTCGAAGAGGGCATTCAAGACAACACCGGTTGCTGAACGAGAGACAACCCTGGAGAGCAAGTCCCCCCTGGATCAGGTAAAGGACATTCTTCTGGCGAAAAAGGACGGGAAGGAAGAGACGAATGGTTGAACGGGACATAGATGTCCGGGGATATCTCTACGGCAAGGTGGGGTTCGCGCCAACACCTGAACAGCAGCCGATACTCGACTGCGATAAACGCTTCATCCTCGTCGCTGGCGGGGAACAGGCAGGGAAATCGCTCGTCGCCTCGAAGTATCTCCTCGGTAGATGCTTTGAGGATGGCCCCAAATCACTCTACTGGCTGGTAGCCGCCGACTACGAACGCACCAGAGCCGAGTTCGAGTACCTCGCCGCCGACTTCGCACGACTCGGCATCCTTCAGGAAGTCTCAAAACGTATCGACCCCGGCAAGATCGTCCTCGCAGACGGCACACGCATAGAAACTAAGTCAGCCAAAGACCCACGAACCCTCGCTATGCGCGCCCCCAATGGCATCATCGCCTGCGAAGCCTCCCAACTCGACCTAGAAACCTTCTACCGGATGCGCGGCAGAGTCGCACCAAAGCGAGGATGGCTCTTCCTCTCCGGTACCCACGAAGGATCACTCGGCTGGTATCCCCAAATGCAAATATCCTGGGAACACGGCCTCGGAGACGAAGTCAGCTTCAACCTCCCGTCCTATACAAACTTCCACCTCTACCCCGGTGGCAAGACAGACCCCGAAATACTGCGACTGCAAAAAGATTCCTCCGATGACTTCTTCATGGAACGCATCGAAGGTATCCCATCACCCCCACGGGGCCTCGTGTTCGGCGAATTCCGACCAGATATACACGTCCAACCAGTGGAATACGTCAAGGACACGAAGGTCTCCCTCTGGATCGACCCCGGCTACGCTGGTGCCTATGCCGTCGTGGTCATCCAGGAGATCAACGGCCAGGTTTGCGTCATCGATGAGATATACGAGCAAGGTCTGATCACCAGCGAGATTGTCGAACTCGCCCAGTCACGCCCGTGGTGGCCAGATGTGAAGGACGGCGTCATCGATGTCGCCGGACATCAACACCAAGCCATGGCAGCACCCGCCGAAGTGTGGCTCCAACTGACCGGGCTCTATCTCAACTCGCAAAAAGTGAAAATCAACGACGGAACCGAGCGCCTGAAGGGCTTTTTGAAGTACGATCCCCTCACCCATTTGCCAAAACTAGTCATCGCCCCCCATTGCAAAGGGACTTTGTCGGAATTTGGCGCCGCCCCCAACCCGTTCGATAACCAAACACGGGCCTATCGATGGAAGACAGACAGAGACGGCTCAATCCTCAACGATACGCCAGAAGATAAGTACAACCACTCGATTAAAGCCATGATCTATGGTCTGATAGACCGGTATGGCTACGGGTACGTACAGAACAGGGAGAAAATCCGCGTAAGGCGGTGGTAATGGCACGACGCAAACCCGAAGAAATCATCTCTCTCGTCGGTCAACACGAATACGACACCGACGCCCTGCGCCAGCGATTCACCGAGGACTATCGGCTGTATCGGCTGGAAGAATTCGACGCGGGCGAAGGCTACGAGTCCTATACATCGAACGAACCACAGACATATGCCGATAAGGTCATATCGTTCATTACCGCAGCCGAACTAGTCGTCCGTATCCCTTACAAGAATTCAGAGGAAGAGCAGCGAAGCTTCAACGACGCCAAGGAACGGTTCGTCATCGGAGCCATGAGAGCCGCCGATGAGCGCCTGGAACGTCGCCTCCTACCCACCGTACGCCAGCAACTTGCCTGGCATACCGTGGTCAGGGGCTGGTACGCAGGTCGCGTCCTCCTCGTAAAAGACAAAGAAGGCGAAACTCACGTCGATATCACACCGTGGGATGCCCTCAATACCTTCTGGGGTATTGGACAGAACGGTCTCGATTGGGCCTGCTACCGCATCAGGAAGACCCGTGCGGAGATCAAAGCCCAATACGGCGTAACCATCGACCGTAGCCATACCGATATCTACGACCATGACATGGGTATCGTCGTCTATGACTACTACGACGAAGAGATCAATACCGTTATCGGCGAGGGCGGGCGAGTCCTCAAGAAAGCCACAAAGCACGGAGCCCCCAGATGCCCCGTTTTCATCGGGTGCGTCGGTATCTCCCCCCTAATCCAAGACTCCGATGTCACCGAATGGCGAGAAGCTATCGCCGATTACGGGGAATCAGTCTTTAAAGCAACTCGTAACGTCTACGAGAACCATAACCAGATCCTCTCAACCCTCCTTGAACTAACAGCCCGGACGAAAAAGCAGGGCCTCAAGGTCAGGTCTCGCGATGGTACAAAAACCCTCGAAGAAGACCCGTACAAGGCAGGCTCCGAGATCGCTCTGGCCCAGGGAGAAGAGGTGGAACCCCTCGGACTGCAGGAGTCCACCCGCGATCTGGGCGCATTCATGCAGATGATATCGGGAGAACTCCAGAGAGGCTCCCTCCCGCATACGGTATTCGGCGAATTGCAGTTCCAACTGTCAGGGTTCGCTCTTAATACCCTGCGGCAAGGTATTGCTTCCGTAATCGACCCCCGAATCCAAGCAATGGAAAGCGCATACAAGCAGATTTGTATGCTGCTGGTGGACGAATACCTGACCAACGCCTTTGAACCGATGTCCCTCTCAGGGAGGTCGATGAACAGGACGTATTTCTCCGATACCATCGAGCCCGATGTGATCAAACGCGCCGGGGATGCCGAACTATCCCTCGTCACGCAACTGCCACAAGACGACATGACCAAATACGCAATGGCCCAGACCGCACGGGAAGGCGAGACTCCGCTCCTGCCCGATATCTATATCCGAGACCAGATACTCGGCCTCCAAGACGCTGACTCAATTGACGATGCGATCAAGGAACAAATGGCCGAGCGCATGCTCCCCGAAGCAACACTCTGGACACTGATGAAGGCTGCAGAGGATCGGGGAAGAAAAGACCTGGCCCAACTCTATATGGGTGAGTTGATGTTCCTTATGCGCCAGAAGCTATTTGAGCGCCAAGCGCAGCAAGCACAGCAGTCTATGGGTGGCCTGCAAGGCCAAGGCCCCCCAGAAGGCCCGCAAAGAGGCTTTGAACCGGAGGTTATGCCGGAAGCAGCCCTCGGTGGCCCACAGAATGCACCCGTTCCGCCTATGGGCGGAGCCGTTGCACCCGGAACCCCACGGCCTGGGGCTAACGAACGATTGGCAAGCCTTGGTCTATTCGGCCCAGGCGGGTAATACGGAGGCATGAAATGACAACGGATGCATTTGCGGATTTCAGGGTTTCCCCGTACCAGGCCAGCCCCGGCTTGATGGATGAAATCCTCCGCCAGCGGGCTGGCTCGGGATACAAGCCCCCGGTGGCTGATAGCGCCGCCGCCGAAGGCCAACGACTCGGCCTAAGAGCAGCGGCCTCCGCGGAATCACAGGCAGGAGCGCCTCAATCCTTGAGTGACATATTCGGCACTTCAAAGGGTGCCCTTGGTGATCGAGCGAGGCTCGCGGAATTAGCGGGTCTCTCGTATGGCCTAGTTACGGGAAAATCTGCTGCTGATTTAAAAAATTCTCAGAGCATAAATGAGATAAAGAAAATACAAGACAAAATACTTTTTGGTGTGCCCTTAACCCCTGCGGACCTAAGCCATGTTGTCCCGACTGAAGCCAGGGAAAAACAGCTAAGGGAGATGCCAAGCTTCACCGAAGAACCAGTAGTCATTCCTGCTATCTACGAGTTCTGGGATATCACCACTAAAGAAGCAGCCAAAGCTTCCGCAAGTGAAAATATAGAAAAGGCTTATGTAGTCCGGAATGAGTTACTCGCTAAAAGATCTCAGATGACTGACGCAGCCCCCGCTTCAAAAGAAGCGCAACTGCTCCTTAATAGGATTAAGGAAAATGAAAAGGTAATAGCGGGACTTGCCGAGGAACAAAAATTGAGTACTCGTGCCTTGGGCGAGTTCAAAACCTGGCCTGGGGTAAGCGCCCAGCAGTCATCGATTACAGCGCCATTTGCATCATACGTCGCAGGCGGTGGTAATGAACAATATGACCTTAAAGGAAAGATTATTAACCCCCCAGTTGGTGGCTTCGACGATGCTAACTTCGCTGGAAACTACGACAACGAAATGATCTGGCGAGAGCAAGTCTTGAATAAAGAGCGAGCCGATGAAGCGGCTAAGGCCGGTACTGGCGAGTCTGGCTTTGCCACTGGCTTT